GAGTTTGAATACTCTTCAAAACAAATGCCGGCATCCCGCCAGTCGAACAGTGAGCAATTAAGTATAGTATCTTCATATGCTAAAATTAAAATATAATTAGTACTTTTACAAAAAAATATAATACAATGGATAAATTAACACAAGATGAGTTGGATCGTTTCAGAAACGCTCACACAGAAATCAGAAATCTTCGCAATGCTTTAGCAGATGCTGAGATATCAATTCACAATTCCAAGCTAGAGAAACATTCTGTTTTAGCTCAACTAGATACAGCAGGGGCTACACACGTTAGCATTCAGCAAGAACTGCACGCTAAGTATGGAGATATAACGATTGACTTTGCTACTGGAGAAATCAAGAACAAAGATGGTAATTCGTAAAATATCAGTAGGTGCAGACTATAAGAATGCAATGAACTACATGCATAATCAAGCTGTGCTACAAGTGAACTATAATATTCATTTGATTCGTCAGACTGAAGCTGGAGATGTTGAAATATACATCGAGGCTAATGATGAGGTGGTATTATGGAAAAAGATTAATGGCAACATGCCATTCTTAATTGAATATAATATAGATTTTTAAATCATGAAGTCGCCCTATTATTTTTTGGTAACACCAAAGGGGGGCAAACGATATGATAATCAAAGAGGAGAACTTTATATTTCAACCTCCAAAGAAGATCATCGTGTAACGACAAGAGAAGCTGTTGTTATCTCAACCCCTATTAATTACACTGGCCCTATCGAGCCTGGCGACACAATTGTGTGCCATCATAATACTTTCAGGATATACTATGACATGCGAGGTAGAGAGAAGTCTGCTTGGAATTACTTCCGGGATGATTTGTTCTTTATTGATGACCCGTATGCATACAAGAAACCAGGTGGTGAGTGGAAGGGGATAGGTAGATATCTATTCATTAAGCCAATCGATAATGACTTTGAAGGCATTACATCTGCGGATGCAAAGAAGCCCCTTACAGGCACGATAAGATACACGAACGATGAGATACTAGACTTAGGTGTAAAAGAGGGCGACACGGTCACGTTCGAGCCTGAGAGCGAGTATGAGTTCGACCTAGATGGTGAGATTTTATATCGCATGTACACCAAGAATGTAACAATCAAATTGAATGAATAAAATAACCGAGCTAAAGAAGCGTATTATTGAGTCGGGCTACAAAGCAGTTGAGGAGTTAATCAAAGTTGCCGAGGAGAAGATTGTCACCCACATGGAGGATGATCTATCTGCAGACAAACTAAAGAACGCAGCTGCAGCAAAGAAGCTCGCCATACTTGATGCCTTTGAGATACTTAAGCGTATTGAGGATGAGCAGAATATATTAGATGGTGTAGTCGCTGAAAGAAATACCACCAACAAAGGGTTTGCTGAGAAGTTTGCAACTAAAAAGAAATGAGTTTATACCACATAGTTGAGAATGTAATTCCCGAAAAGATTCTTGCAAAGCGAAATGCTAAAAAGGATTGGGTATATGGGTATGACCAAGAATATGATATAGTCATTGTTTCTAAGGATGGAACAGTTGGTGATATCTATGACATACAAAATCTAAGAGTAGCTCTTCCTACTATCCCTGAAAAGATTGATTATAAATATAATAAGTGGAAAGCAGATGAGCTTCCTCGTGAACTATCTCGCATTAAAACCCAGTTTGATTGGGCTCGTCGTGATACCACATTTAAGTCTCAATGGGTAGATTATATTGAAGAGGAATTTAAGCGTAGAGATTTAGGTAAATGGTTCATTAACAATGACATACCAACATATATTACTGGTTCACATTATGTATATTTGCAGTGGACAAAGACTGATGTAGGCCAACCAGACTTTAGAGAGGCTAATAGGATATTTTATTTATTTTGGGAAGCTTGTAAAGCAGACAACAGGTGCTTTGGCATGTGTTACTTAAAGAACCGTCGTTCAGGCTTTTCATTTATGGCTTCATCAGAGGTTATAAATATAGCCACCCTATCACGTGATTCGAACATAGGTATTATGTCCAAGACGGGTACGGATGCTAAAATGATGTTTACTGGCAAGGTAGTGCCAATTATTAATAATTACCCATTCTTCTTTATGCCAACTCGTGATGGTAACTCATCACCAATAACAGAGCTTGCATTTAGAGTTCCATCTTCCAAGATTACTCGTAAGAATATGGATAAGGAAGAGGAAGAAGAAGTTGACGGATTAGATACAACCATTACTTGGAAGAACACAGCCGACAACTCATTTGATGGTCAGAAGTTAAAGTTATTAATTGAGGACGAGGCAGCCAAGTTAGAAAAACCAGTTAATATTTTAAATGGTTGGAGAGTTAGAAAAACTTGTCTTCGTTTAGGGTCAAGGATTATTGGAAAGTGCATGATGGGGTCTACATCTAATTCATTAGACAAGGGTGGCGATAATTATAAAAAACTATATTATGATTCAGATGTTCGCAAAAGGAATGCAAATGGTCAGACTAAGTCGGGTTTATATTCGCTATTTATCAAAATGGATTATAACTATGAAGGATATATTGATCAGTATGGTCACGCAGTATTAGAAGAACCTGCCACCCCAATAGCCTCAGCACAAGATGGAGAATGGATAACTAATAGTGTTATCACCAACTGGCAAAATGAAGTAGATTCTTTAAAGGGTGATCCAGCTGCGTTGAACGAACACTATCGTCAGTTCCCTCGTACAGAGTCGCATGCCTTCCGTGATGAGACTAAGTCATCTCTATTTAACCTGACTAAAATATATCAGCAGATAGATTACAATGACGGCATGATGCAAGACCATGTTTTAACACGTGGATACTTCCATTGGGCTAACGGAGAGAAAGACACCAAGGTTATTTGGACACCTGATAAAAATGGTCGGTTCTTAGTATCTTGGATACCAGGGCCACACATCAACAATAATTATATTACTAAAAATGGGAATAGATATCCGGGTAATGAGCATATTGGTGCGTTTGGGTGTGACCCATATGACATCTCAGGTGCGACGTTTGGTGGCTCTAATGGATCACTTCACGGACTAACTAAGTTTAATATGACAGGTGCTCCGTCCAATACATTCTTTCTAGAATACATTGCTCGTCCACAGACAGCAGAGATATTCTTCGAAGAGGTATTGATGGCTTGCGTGTTCTATGGCATGCCTATTCTTTGTGAGAATAACAAAGCACGATTGCTTTACCACTTTAAGAATAGAGGCTATCGTGGGTTCTCAATGAACCGTCCTGATAAGCACGCACACAAATTATCTTTCACAGAAAGAGAGATTGGTGGTATACCATCATCAAGTGAAGACATTAAGCAAGCACACGCCACGGGCATTGAGACATACATCGAACGTAATGTTGGTTTAGACATGGAGGGTAACTACCGTCAGCCTGATGAGATAGGCGATATGCCGTTTAATAGAACACTTCAAGACTGGGCTAAATTCGATGTAAACGATAGAACTAAATTTGATGCATCAATTAGTTCGGGATATGCTATTATGGCAAATCAAAAGCACGTATATTTGCCTGAGAAAAAAGAGTCAAAAATAAGCATTAAATTTGCAACTTACGATAACACTGGTTCCTTCAGTAGAATTAACAAGATATGAACAAACCTCCTGGAATATTAATGCCAGATACCCAATTCCCTTCGCAGTTAGCTACTGATCAAGAAAAGGCATCATGGGAATACGGCTTAAGAATTGGTCAAAGCATCTCATACGAATGGTTTGCTAAAACAGGCACTGGATGCCGATACTATTCACAATGGATTGATTTTCACCGTACTAGACTTTATGCTCGTGGTGAGCAACCTATTGCTAAATATAAAAATCAATTTGAGGTTAATGGCGATATGTCGCATATTAACTTAGATTGGACACCTGTACCAATCATCCCTAAGTTTGTTGACATTGTTGTTAATGGTATGCATGACCGTTTATTTGAGGTTAAGGCATATGCTCAAGATGCTATGTCATCTAACAAACGCTCTAAGTTTCAAGAGATGGTTGAGGCAGATATGATAGCCAAAGACTTCTTAGTTCAAACTAAGCAAGAATTTGGTATTGATGCATTCAATGTACCTGAGCAAGATTTACCTGAGAATGATCAGGAGTTATCGCTATACATGCAGATTAATTATAAGCCTGCTATTGAGATTGCAGAAGAGGAGGCTATTAATACTATTTTAGATTTAAACCATTATCAAGACGTTCGTAAAAGGGTCGACTACGATATCACAACAATTGGCATAGGGGTAGTAAAGCACTCATTTGTACCAGGAACTGGAGTTCGTGTGGAGTATGTTGACCCCGCTAACATTGTTTATAGTTACACTGAATCCCCAACATTTGACGATTGTTTCTATTGGGGTGAAGTAAAGCAAGTACCAATCACTGAACTAATTAAGATTAAGCCAGACATTACAAAAGAAGAACTAGCTGAGATTCAACAATTAGGTACAGCGTGGTACAATTATTATGGGATTATGCGTCCCTACCGTAGCGACATCTTTAATAGAGATGTTGTTACGTTATTGTATTTTAATTATAAAACAGACAAAACATTTGTTTACAAGAAGAAATATCTTGACAACAACGGTGTTCGTGTAATCCAAAAAGATGAAAGTTTTAATCCTCCTGAAGGAACTGAAGAAAGGTTTGAGAGAATTGAAAAGAGAATTGACGTTTGGTACGAAGGTGTTATGGTACCTGGATCTCCTTATTTACTTAAGTGGGAGCTTGCTCGCAATATGGTTCGCCCTAAATCAGCTTCTCAGTATGCATTACCAAACTACATAGCTGTAGCACCAAGAATGTACAAAGGCATCATTGAGTCATTGACTCGTCGTATGATTCCTTTTGCTGACTTAATTCAAATGACCCACCTTAAGTTGCAACAAGTATTACAACGTGTTGTGCCAGATGGTGTGTTTATTGATGCTGATGGTATTAATGAGGTTGACTTAGGTACAGGTGGTTCTTATAATCCAGAAGATGCTCTTCGTTTGTATTTCCAAACGGGTAGTGTAATTGGACGTAGTATGACAGTTGATGGCGACATGAACCATGGTCGTATTCCTATTCAAGAACTTAATACCAATAGTGGCCAAGGTAAGATTACTGCATTAATTAATGCATATAATCAATACCTAAGTATGATACGTGATGTGACAGGATTAAATGAGGCACGTGATGCTTCATCTCCTAATCCAGATGCATTAGTTGGTGTGCAGAAACTTGCTGCTTTAAATTCAAATACAGCAACTCGTCACATCTTAGAAGGAAGTTTATTTATTACTCGCAAGTTATCTGAGGCTTTATCTCTTCGTGTTGCTGACATATTAGAGTACTCTGATTTCAAAGAACAGTTTACAATGCAAATTGGCAAGTATGCTGTTGGTTTATTAGAAGAGATTAAGGACTTGTACCTATTCGACTTTGGTATCTTTATTGAGGTTGCACCTGATGAAGAAGAGAAAGCTCAATTAGAAGCCAACATTCAAATGGCATTACAACGCGATCAAATTGGATTAGAAGATGCTATTGATATTCGCCAAATGAAAAACCTTAAGTTGGCTAATGAGTTGCTTAAGATGAAGCGTAAAGATAAAGGCAAGAAGGACATGGAGAATGAGCAAGCAAAAATTCAAATGCAAACTCAAGGAAATATCCAATCATCTCAAGCTTCAGCTCAATCAGCATTACAAAAGGTTCAAGCAGAGTCTCAGGCTAAAGCACAACTTGCTCAAGCACAGATGCAGTTTGATATACAAAAGATGCAGGCCGAGGCTGCTATTAAGCAACAGCTAATGGAGGTTGAGTTTAACTACAACATGCAATTAAAAGGCATGGAAGTTAGTCAAATTAAACAATTAGATATGGACAAAGAGAAAGCAAAGGATGATCGCACAAAAATCCAAGCTACTCAGCAATCTAAATTAATTGAACAGCGTCAAAAAGACTTACCAGCAATGAACTTTGAATCAGAAGAAGATTCGTTGGATGGCTTTAGTTTGGAGCAGTTTAATCCAAGATAAAATTTATTACTACTTTTGTGCAACTAAATTAAATTAAATGGATAATATTCAAGTAAAACTTGTGGACTTTCAAGAAAAGTCCGTAGCGGAAGTTGAGCAACAATTGCTTAATGACCATGCTGAAAAGACCGCTCCAATTGAGGAGATGGCTGCAGAATTAAAAGAGACTCAAGAGCAAGCTCCTGAGGTTATTGAAAGTCAACCACAGTTTGGTGACAACGACGTTCTTTCATATTTGAAAACAAAATTCAACAAGGAGGTAAACTCTTTGGATGAATTATTTACAGAAAAACCACAGCCTCAACAGGAGTTACTACCTGAAGATGTTAATGCTTTCTTAAATTTCAAGAAAGAGACAGGGCGTGGTTTGGAAGATTTCTATCGTGTTAATCAAGATTTTTCTAAGATTACACCAGAAAGACTTCTAGCTGACTATATGCGTGAGACCAATCCTGATTTTGATGATGAGGATATCGCATTCGAATACGAATCAAAGTTTAGTTACGATGAGGATTTGGATGATGAGAAAGAAATCAAACGCAAAAAGTTAGCACTTAAAAAAGAACTTGGAAAGGCGTCAAAGTACTTTGAAGAACAAAAGGAAAAATATAAAGCTCCCCTTGCGTCAAGGATGGAAGCTACTATTCCTGCTGAGGACAGAGAGGCTTTGGAATCTTACAAGCAATATATCAGCCAATCTGCTGCAAGTCAGCAAGATCAGGCTAAAAAGTCGGAGTACTTTATTAATAAGACTAACGATTTATTCTCTGATGAATTCAAAGGTTTTGATTTCAAAGTTGGAGATAAAGATGTTTCTTACAAACCGGGAACTCCAGAGCAGCTGAAAGCTCAACAAACAGATATTTCTAAATTCTTTAGCAATTTTGTTAATGAAGATGGATACATTAAGGATGCTAAACAGTATCACAAAACAATTGCTGCGGCAATGAACCCAGATGCAATGGCCAAATTCTTTTATGATATGGGCAAAGCTGATGCGATTGATGACAGCGTTCGTCAAAGCAAGAACATAGATATGAGTGTGAGAAATTCTCCACA